CACTTATTGGAAGTTGGTAAAGAATATACATTGGAAGATATTGTAGTTCATTCTTGGCACACAATTGTATATATAAAAGAGTTTCCAGATGTGGAATTCAATAGTGTTGCATTTGAAGAAATTGAATAGGAGGGAAATCATGTATCAGAATTGTTGTAAAAAGTGTGGAAGTGTTGCACTTCATACAGAAGTAAAAGGTAATAATACAGGATTGTATTGTGATGATTGTGGTGCTTGGGTGAAATGGCTTGGCAAGGATGAACTGAGAGCATTTGAATATTCTCAGAAATCAAAGTTACCAAAGACAAGTTGTAACATTCCAATGCCAAA